CTGTAATAAGAACTCTAAATCTCTTTGGACAAGTATATACGTCTAGTTGTGGTTTACTAAATGGCATTTATAATCTTCCTTTGAATTAACTTAGTAATAACATCTTCTTCCAATTTAACATCATGGTTATAACCTTTGTTAGTTCCAATGTGTTGTACTTCTTCCATTGTATATCTGTTTTTAGTTTTAAAGAAATCAAATCCTGTAATTGTTACTTTGCATTGACAATGATTGAGTAGCCAATAGATTGCAACAAAGCCAGTAGTTGGTCTGTAATAATTATATCTAATTGTCATTTGGTTGTAATCAAAGCTATTCCATAGCCAAGCTTTTTTCTTAACCCAATCTGGCATACGTTCTGCTCTTGTTCCATCTTTCTCAAAATTAAGTCTTACAATGCAACGTATATCAGGAATAGATTTAAGTTTATTATGTCCCTCGTTTACTAGGTTGTTAATCCATACATCACAGGGTTTGTCTTGAACTCCAAGATTCATTCTAACTATTGAATTGTATTTACTGTAATCAATTTGGTTTATCTTTTCTCCATTACCAATTAACAATACGTTCTTGCCTTTAAAGTATTCGTAAGGATTAAACATTTCTAATTACTGCTGTGGTAGGTTTTAAGTCTTTGTGCATTTCAATAGTGTAGGGTTTGTGCATAAAAGCAAATGAGTCTATTCTGTCTGCATCATGTATTACGACTGTGTCTGTATGTTTTAAAATATGGTTAAGATGTTTGATTCTATCTTTAACTAATTGTTCATGGTCTAATAAGCACATTCCAAACCTTTGTGTTAATGGTATTTCTTTTTCAAAATCTATTTGTATTTGCTGATAATGTGAACCGATTAAATAGTCAAATCTTCTAGCCCAGTTAATCTCTTGAACAAATGATATTACTTTAATTCCTTTGGCTTTTGCTATCTCAACTAATAATGGTGTTGAATAATAACCACAACCTGTTTCCATTATATCTGCATTACACTTTAAAGCTTCTCTAACTAATATCTGCTGATGTGTTGCGTAATCATCTATGAATTGTTTTTCTTCCACCATATATTTTGAAATGTCGGTTATAGCTTGATTATCAGTTGCTAATAAATAATCAACTTTAGATAGCTTATGATCTTTAAAAGTTTCCCATATACTTGTGCCAACCTTAACTGCATGACCCAAGTTTGTATAAACTAAACAATCTATGTGGGTATAACCTTTATCAATAGCTGTCTTTAATCTTTTGTTGCCGAATATACAGATAAGATAATCACTAGCCCAGACTATTAATGGATTAAACAAGTTATCAATATCAGGTAATGTTTTTAATCTGCGTTTAGCTAGATTGTCATTCAGATATAAGTTATCTCGTTCTGATCTTACTTTTAGACTAAGCCAATTATGTTTATTAAATTGGTTAGAGTATTTGATGAACTTAATTGGTACTGAGATTATGTTTGGATTTCTGTTCTGACTTACGAATCTTCTCTCTAATAATCTTTTTTCCATCATCTCCTGTCCAATGTAATGTTTTAGCTATATCATTATTCTTGCCTAATCTTAAACCATGATATTCGTCTGGTAATCTATTGATCTTAAACTCATGTGCTACTTTGTTAAAAGCTTCTTGATCTGATCGTTCTTGTCTCATCTCACATCTATCAAACCATTTATCTAATACCTTCTTATTTTTGATTCCTACTATACCTGTTTGCCATCTATCTCCTCTAACTGCATGGTCTTTGCTAATTAGATAATCGTCTGTAAGCATATCAAACATATCTGATATATCTGTCTTGATTTCTATGTCGCAGTCTAACCAGATTATTTGTGTTGCAGGAACTTTCATCATAGCTTTAGGTTTATAGAACCAAGTTCTGCCATCTGATGCTACCATTATTTCATTAGGGTATTTTTTAAGCATACCAAAATTAGCTATGTATAATGGAATCTTAATATGCTTGTGATAACCTTCTAAGAACCAATCTAAGATGTCTATGTAATCTTTATCAGCACCAGTTACAAAAGCTTTCATAATTGAATCCTAACAGTATTTGTATAAACATTAAACCAGTCTGATGAGTAATCACAATCTTCGTACTTCTCAAAATAACAACCACCTTCTGTAAAATGTATGTTCTTAGCATTAGTGTTGTGTGGGTATTCGCCAACTAACCAGTTCCATTCTAAAGGTAATCCACCAACCTTATCAGTCCATTTGAATTGATGAAGTTCTAATCCTGATGCAGTATCAATATATTCTTTTGTAAGCTGTTTGCATTTAGCTGTATTCATTAGCATTAGACTAGACCAGTTCTTTTTTTCATAAACAGTTTGTATTTGATTGCCGAACTTAGATAAGTGTTTAGGAACGTAATCATGCTGACAAACCATAACTGCATAATTATCATTTCTTAAATCCCATAGTTCTTTGATGTCAGCTTTAAATAACATATCGCAATCTAGGAACAGTGCCCAACCATCATAGTTCATAAGGTAAGGAACTATAAATCTACTAAATGAAAACTCAGTAGATGATAAACTGTCTCTTTGTCTTGTGAATGAGTCTCTTAGGTTTGGCAGGTAAAGTGGTGTGAATCTAACTGGTACTGAACTATGTCTTAGTATGCTTTCTGAAAGTATGTGATAAGCTATTTTCTCTTTGCTATCATATCCAATAAAGACATTAATCATTGGATTGTAGCTTTTTAATTTCTATATCCTTTGCTTGTACTTCCTCATTTAATCTGTCTATTTCTTTTTTAAGATTATAGATTGTTACTTCAAGATCATGCGTTCCTCGCAAACTTTTATCTAGCATCTTAGGTTTTTTACGACCACACATTTGTTCCACTTCCTATTTCTTTCTATTTTGATAAGTTCTTAAATACCTTCTGCCCAAAGCTACTGCTTCAGATTTGCTTTTACCTCTATAACCCCAAGCTTCTAAAGATAGTTTTAATCTAGTCTTTCTACCCTTCTCGTCAAATAATCTACCTCTACCACTTCCCATTCTAACTAGGAATGAACCTTTGCGTCTTAGTTGTAATGCCGAACTTGGTCTGCCTTTTACTGGTGGTCTTAGATTGCTACCAGTAGCACGATTGTATCTTGATCTACCAGAAGAAGTTAATCCACCTCTTGGGTTCTTGTCAGATTTTCTAAGACTAAATCTTTTCATATTTCTTAGTGTTTAAAGTTACAGGTGCTTGTTTCTTTACCTTCAGGTTGTGCTTTTTCATAAGCAAATCAACTATACACTTATGACAAGCTTTGATGTGTTGTTCAAGCTTATTAACCATTGGTCTCTTACAAAATAAACATTTATTCACTTTTAGCTTCCTTTAATTCAATAACTTCTTTAGGTTCTTCATGTTCAATAATATCATAAATAGGTAGTGGTGCATTGTCATCAGTATTTTGTATCTTATCGGTTTGTCCAAGATAAACTTTACCTAACCACATAGCCATTATGCTTGAGTTTAGTTTAGTAGCTATATCAAATTGGGTTTTTCTAATAGCTTGTTTTGCTAGTGCAACCCCTTGTTCCCATGCTTCTTGTGCTAATTGACTTCTATTAATTGTAGATTCTGAGCAACCAATAATTCTGCCTATTTCGGCTTTGCTACACATATAACTAGCCATGTTCTTAATTTGGTCTAATACTTTAGGAGTAAATTCAAAAGTGGGTCTCCCTATCTTCTTAGAATTGTCTATTAGTTGTATCTCTTTATCCATATTAACCGACTATGTTCGTTAAATGTTCTATTAAGCTTTTTTTAACGATTTGTAAAGGAACTCTAATAAATCTTGGTTTTGGTAAAGAATATGGCATAGACCATTAGCTATTGAATTACATACAAGTTCTTCAGCTTTTAATGGTAAATCTAATTTGTATTCGTCATGTATTAGGTGGCAGATTTCATGGATTATAGTGTTAGACATTTGAATATGGTCTAGTGATTTGTCTAAGGTAAGGGTGTTTGTGTCTGAGTCAAATTCGCCGAAAATCTTTTTCTTAGATGCTTGTTCTTTGTCTATGAAGTTTAGATTAACTATCCTGCTTCCAAAGATAATCTTATCTAAGTTCATTTTTTCTTTCTTGGCATCTTTAAAGGTTTTGGTTTGTAAACCCTGTATGTACCTTTTGTTTTAACTTTATTTGTGTAAAGTTTGTTTAGCGAAGTAGATGTAGTTTCATTTGCCATTATAACTTGCCTTTGTATTTAGTTAGTATCTGCTTAACATGATTTGCGTATTCTTTGCTAGTGCTAAAATTGTCTAATGTATCAGCTAATATCATAGGGTTTTTTGTTCTTTCACGAATTTGTCTAAACTCTTGGTAGTGATGATTGTTGTTTAATACGTTTATGTAGTCTTTTACAGAACTGCATTTTGATTTGTATGTTTTGACTCTCCAGTTTATTGACTCATCTTGTTTAAGTGGCAACATTCCATTCTTAGACCAAACTCTAATTCCAAATAAGTTATTACCTTCTGTTGCAAATCTTGATGTTCCAAAATTAGATTCTACGATTGCTTGTGCTATAATTAATTCTCTTGGTATCTGCTGTTCCTTCCTTATGTCTAGGTTATGATAAGCAATACATTTCTTCATGCTTTCAATAAACCTTTCGCTAGACATAACTTCAATCTTAGGTTCAAAAAAACCTATCTTCCTAATTTCATCTATTGTTTTTTGTCTGATTAAGTTCTTGGTGTGGTCATTCGGAAAAAATGTGCCAAGCACAAATACAGACAACAAGAATAGACAAATACATGAGTATTCCCATAGTCTAATAGACAGTAGTTTAGTATTCATTGATTTAAGGTTAGATAACCTTCCAGCTTTACAGCTTATCTGTGATTGAGTTTATTCCTCGTCAGAATCAAGATCTTCGTCTAGATAATCTTCATCTTCAGACTCATCATAAGTTTCATCTGCTTCCATTTCTTCAAGATGATCTTCTAACATATCTCTCAAAGCATCTAGTTCTTGATTTATTTTGTCTTGTGCCTTTTCAAGTTTAGCTATTACCTTTTCTATTTTCATAACTATTTCTCCAGTTAGTTTTCGTTCCGAATAAAGATATTTATGGTTAATGTAAATATATAATTTTTAAAGGATTAAATAGTTAGTAAAATCAAGAGTTTAATGTGTGCAGAACCCATTTCTCATAATCTTCTGCGTCTAGTTTTTCACGCATAATTTCATATTCGTTCTTTTCTTTGGGTTTCTCAATGATCTTGGTTTTTAAGTCTTGCAAGGTAGGAATACTTATTTTCTTAGGTTTATCAGTCATACTGCTAAGACTTAACATATTTTTATCTATACTAGTAGTATTAGTATATATGGTTGTTGTTCTGTCTGTCAAAGTTTGATCCGTCTTTGGTGTCAAATCTTGATATTTGCTATATTTTACAATGGTATAGATGCTTAAATTTTTGTGCAAAGTTTGATTCAGATTGCCTGAATGAACTAAGTTAGAAATTATCGTTCTTATTTTACGTTCAGATAAATCAAATTTTTTAGCTAAATCTTTATAAGCTATTGAAACTTCTCCTCTTTTTAAAGTTAATTTCTTTTTTCTATAAATAACATTAACTAGTTTGTGCGAAGCCATAGAAACCAAATAAAGAAATACAGCAACTTCTAGCTGATTGTTAAAATCTTTAGAGTTGTAAATCTTTCTATGTAAAGCTATCCAACCATCATTCATTTCAAATCCTCTCTAACAAGTTCTATGACTTTATTAGTGAAAGACTTTAATCCATTCTTCTGGGTATCTTTTACTGATGCGTAAATGCTAAACCAAGACTTTTTATAATCTTTGCCAATTTGTGCAAAAGACTTTTTAGTGATTGATCTTATTACTGCTAGTAAAACTTTGTTATGTGGAACTGTAAAGAAGTTAATATCTTTGTATAGTTTTTTATCGCAAAGAATCTTTTTTGTTGATTCTGATATGCTCTCGGTAGTCAAGTTTGCCATTGTATTTACCTTCCTGTTTGGCTTGGTTAATTTTCTTACATGGAGATATAATACTTAATTTCATAGAAATCAATATAGGATTTATATTAAATTTACCAAAGAACTCTAACTCGCCTATTTCATGTTGAAGGTTATGGCAAGTAAAGCACATAGGAATACAATAAGCATCATCTCTAATGCCTTTGCCTACATTACCTAACTTAGGGATTGATCTAATATGACAGCATTGAACCTGAGTATTGTTTCCACAAACTACACAAGGAAATGATGCTACAAACTTTTGATGCTTAACTGAATTGATTATGTTCGCCTTCCGAATTTGCACTATTTATATTTCTTTGATTTTTTCTTTGCAGTTCTAGCTACTGACAAAGCTATTGCTACTGATTGGCTTCTTGATTTGCCAGATTTAAGTTCTCTACGAATATTTTTTGAAATGCTTTTTTGCGAATATCCCTTGATAATTGGACTCATTTTAACTCCTAGTTATATAACGTGGGTAAGGGAAGGCACTTACCCACAATCCCTAGTATCAAATATAGAACAAAATGGCAACGAATAAGTCATTG